ATGCTGGTGAGGTCACCCACCCATCCGGGCTTGTCTACGGCGTCGGCAATGGTGCCGCCGGTGTAGACGCGCTGGAGGTCGTTGTACTCGCGAATGGCGGTCTCGTCGCCCGAGACGATGGCCTTGAGGACCTCGCCAGCGGAGCGCGTGTCCGTGACGGGGGTGGTGTCACGGGTAAGGCCGACTTCGACCTTGCGGTCGATGTCAGCGACAGCGGATAGGACGTCGTCCAGGTCCGCTCTGGTGATGGGGTCCATAGGAGGTGCCTCTTTCTGGTTGTTGTTGACCCGCTCGCGGACCTGCGAGACGGCGGCATTTTGGCCGTAGGCGCCGAACGGAACGAGCGACACCTCGCGGACGTTGACCTTGGTGCGAATGCGCTTGACGGTGCCGTCTTCCTGCACCTCTTCGCGCCATTCGAGGGGGATGAAGCCGATGGAGAGTTCAGTGATGACCTCGTCCTTGAGAAGCTGGTAGCCCTCATTGCCGCGCGGCGTGTCGGAGAGGCGCGCGGTGATCTCCCAGCCCTCGTCGGTGTCGCGGGCGCTGATGATCTTCCCGATCGGTTCGGCGTGGCGCCAGTAGATGAGCGCGCTATCGGAGTCCTGCACGGAGCCGCGCTCGAACTGCTCGATGTAGTCCTCGAACCAGTCGCGAATGACAGCCTCGGTGTCCCACGGCACGGCGAGGCCGGTGAACTCACGCTTGGCGGTGTCCATGGCGCGAATGAGCATGGGGAGGTGCCGGAGTTCGGTCTCGGCGCCTTCCTTGACGACGGTGGCGGTGTTCTCTTCATCCATTTTTGGTCTCCGTGAGTGTTGGGTAGCCTTCGATGGCGCGTACTTCGTCGACGGTGATGAAGCCAGCGGCGAGGCCGATCTTGTGGGCCTTGTAGCGGGTGGTGGTGTCGGGGCGGAGGACGCCGTCGAGGTTGAAGCGGACGGTCTGGAGGCCGGGCATGATTGCGCTCATGGCCTCTTCGATCTCGCGGAGGTAGTCCATGAGGGTCCAGCGGACGAAGGTCAGGTCGTCTTGGCCGATGTTGGCGTAGGTCTGTGCGCCACCGTCGACGGCGGCGAGCATCATGCGTGCGGGGATGCCGAAGAGGGTGGCGATGTCGGTCTTGGTGAACTGGCGGACTTGGATGAATTGGGCGTCTTCGGGCTTGAGCATGATGGGCTCGTAGCCGAGGCCCGCTCCGAGGACGGCGATGTTGTGCTTGTCGCGGCTTGCCCAGTCGGTCTTGTACTGGGCTGCCTGTGCGGGGGTGAGGTGTTGCTCGCTCTTGAGGATTCCCGTGGGCACGTCGCCGGAGGTGAACCAGTCGCTTCCGTAGTCGCGGAGGTCGACTGCGCCGAGGAGTTCGGTCCTGGCGGCTTGGATGGGGCCGAGGCCGTAGTCGCGGCCCGCTCGTGCCATGAGTTTCAGGTGGCGGAATTCGCTCTTCTTGAGGTTTTTGCCGTTGGCGTTGAGGGTGCCGTCCTTGTTGAGCGCGCATCGGTGAGGGTCGAGGACCTTGGCGTTCATGGGGCCGCGTTGTCCTGGGGTGACCTTCCAGAAAGCGTTGCCGGTGAGGGAGAGCGACGCGATGTTCTCGCCGATCCATCGGGAGAGCGTCGAGTCGATGTCGGGGTTGCGGACGATCGGCGGGGTGTCGAGGCGATCGCGGCCTCGCCATGTGTCCATGGTGAGTTGCTTGCCAGCGATGACGAGGACGTTGACGGCGCGGTAGACGTTTCCGAGGCTGAGGGCCACGTCCTCGCTCATGAACGTCGCTCGGCTCGGGATGACGAGCGGCTCGACGACCGGGACGGGCGTCTCGGTTCGGAGGGTGAGTCCGAAGAACTCAAGGATGCTCATACTTATATATCCCAAGCAAGCGGGAAATTATGCGCCTACCAGGGGGTTTGTGGCCCTAAATGAAGAGTTGCGACCCTGCCTCTTGTGAGGCTTCGGTGAAGTAGACGGCGGCTGCGGTGGCGACGACGGTGTCGATGTCGGAGGTGCCCGCGCGGACGAGGCGGTAGTTGTCGCCGACGCTCTTGGTCTTGACTCGTGGCAGCTGCGCGGTGAGGAGCGGCTCGCCCATGTGGCGGACGGTCTTGGTGGCGACTCGGGCGAAGAGTCGGGACGCTGCGGCGCAAGCGTCGCCGAGGGTCGAGCGGCGTGTCGGGAGTCCCCTGCCCTTGAGTTCTTCCATGAGCGCGCCGAGGGTGTAGCCGTCGCCGACGAAGAGGCGGGCGCGAGGTGCGAGCACGGTGGCGAGGTCGGCGAGTTTGTCGAACGTTGGGGACGCGATCGAGGCGACGACTTGGGTCTCGATCATGCCCGACTCGGCCTTCCACGCGGCGACGATCGAGGCGTGTGACCATGTCGGTGTGCGGTCGATCGCGAAGACGACACCGTCGGCCGGCGGAGTGATTTCGTCGGCGATCGCGAGCCAGTCGCGGACCTGGAGGTAGTTCGATTCGGATGACACGAAGCGGTTGAGGCGGTAGCGGATCGCGGCGGACGCTGGCGTTGTACGGACGACTTGGATGATTGCTTCGCGGCGCTCGGGCCGTGTCACGAGGCCGGGGTTTGCGGCGAGGAGGTAGTCCCACAAGGTGTCGTCGTCGTCGGGGACGCGGGCCTCGGGTGCCTCCCAGATTGCGTGCCCGATTTCGCCCTTGTCGGCGAGTTCGTAGAGGTGTTTGAGGAGGGCGGAGCCGTCGTCTCCTGCGGTCGTGATGCCGACGACGATGCAGTCGGGGCGCCCTCCCATGCCGTTGACGAGGTCGGTCCAGAGGGCTTGCTTCACGTGGTGGACCTCGTCCACGATCGACAGGTCGATCGGGATGCCCTGGAGAGCGGCCGATTTTGCGGCCTTGATCTCGTACTTGCCACCGCTCTTGGATCGGATGCCGCGCGTGTCGGTGAGCGCGTCGAAGCGTCCGGCGAGCGAGCGGTTGGGCCGGATGGCTCGCATGACGCGATCGTAGACAAGGCGGGCTTGCTCGGCGCTCGTCGCGATGCCGACGACGTAGGGGTCGGTGCGCCACAGGAGCCACAGGAGAGCGAGCGCGGCGGCGATCTCGGTCTTGCCGTTCTGCCTGCCTAGGCTCACGATGAATTGCGAATGGCGGAGGCGTCCGAGGGTGTCGAGTTCGGTGACGAGTTTGAGGATGTACTTCTGCCACGGGTCGAGGATGTAGCCGAACGCGGTGAACCAAATCAGGTCGAAGGCAGCCTCATACCGTGCGAAGAGGGATCCCGCGGACTCCTCGAGCGGCTCGGTCGCTCGGGCCGGTTCCCACCGTTCACGCTGCGGAGTTGTCACGGTTGAACTCCTCGGCGGCGGCTTCGAATAGGTCGGGCTGGCGTCCCGCTTGCGCGAGGGCTCTGGCGAGCGGATCGTCGGCCCCACCGCCTACCTTCGGCTCACGGTTGCGGAGGTCGCGGAACGTCATGTTGAACTGGGACAGGAGTGCAGCTTGAGGGAGACCTGTGAAGGAGTCGAGGTGCTTGGCGAGCGATCGGAGGCTCATCACTCCAGGCAAATCGGCATCGTTGAGCCACGTGGCCGCGATGAGGAACCGATCGACGGCCTCTTCGTAGGTGGTGACGTCTTGCATGCTCACGTTGTGCCTCATCCTGGATATTTGGGGCCCGTCTGTGCGAAAGGCGCGAGGGGGCGGGGTGTCCTGTCGGGGGTCAAAAAACCGGTACGGGTGTTTCTGGCTCATCGAACCAACCGGGCGCTCGATAGTCGAGGCGGACGCCGACGCGGGCTCCCTTGCGTGAGTTGCAAGAGCGGCACCGCGTGATGAGTTCGTCGTCGCTGTACGTGGCGCCTACTTCGAGGTCTCCCCAGGTGCGGCCCGTCTCCTCTTCGAGGCGTTGCTTGCGTACTTCGAAGGCTTCGATGTGGTCGGCGGTCAGGTCCTCGGCTGTGCCACAGTCACAGCACATGCCATCACGTGCCACCACGCGCCCGCTCTGCGCCTTCCAGGCACGGGAGGCTAGGTCTTTACGCCCGCTCACGTCCAGCCCGCCTCGAAGGCGTCGATGGTGTCTAGCACGACCTTGCAGTCGGTCCAGTTGGGTTGAGACCTGAACGGCAATGCCTGGAGCAGAGCAACGGCAGCAACTTCGCTTCCCAGCCTGACAACTACCGATGCGTGTGCTTCCGCCTCGGTTATCACCCTTCGAGACCTGCTCACTTGAACGCCTTGGTGCGCTATCGCCATGTGCTCGTCAAGATGGTGGACCAGTTGCTGGATGAGTTCCTTGCGTGGCACAAAGCCGGACCATAGGGGTTCGATCATCATGTCGAACCACTGCGAACTGTTGACCCATTCGCACGTGCATCCACTGTTCTTACGGACGAGGCGCACCACCTGGCGCGCGGCGGTGATAGCGTCGAGGTGTTGAATCTGGTCGACGTCGCTTGAGCATCCGAACGTGAGTTTCGCCGTAGTGAGGTGCTCGGTCAACAGGCCTTCGACTAGTTCCTGCATCTTGGTCATGAGATGTCCTTTCGGAGTGCTTCGATGGCTTGCTTGTGGTCGGTCCTGCGAAGGTCGACGTGTCCCGCTACGAAGTCGGGGCGGAGGTGCTCGGGTACGCCGTCGAGCATGACGATCCGGTCGGCGTGGTCGGCGACTGTGGTGTCGAGGTTGGTGAGGTCTTCGGTGGTCATGAGGGTCTCGTGAGATTGTGCTTTGCGGTGCAGCTCGTTGGCGATGCGTGACTTGATTTTTATGTGTGAGTATCCCCTCCAGGTGCCTTTGGTGGCGGTGTAGGTGCGGGACGCTTCGAGGAGGCCGCGCATGGCGGCGCTCTCTAGGTCGCTGTCGCCTCGGGTGCCGTAGCGGTTCGCTTGGGCTCGTGCCATCTGGAGGTCGATCTTGTCGATGCGGTGGCTCATCGTGTCGCCACCGATCGGGCGAAGCTCTTGGTCCCTTGGTCGATTGTGCGGATGGCCTTGACGATGGTGAGGCGGGATGCGTCGGTCGCGGTCGCGAGGGCTTGGTAGTCGCGTCTGACGGGCTCGGTGTCGGCTGCGGCTTTCTGCAGGAAGTCGCGAGCATGTTCGAGGGCGGCTTCGAGTCGTCCGAGGGTGGTGACGAGTTCGCCGAAGTGGGCGAGTACGTATCCGTCAAGGGCGTCTTTGTTTTCAGGCATGAGCATCCTCTGGTTGTGGTGTGGATCGTTCGATGCGTTTTGCTACGCGACAGAGCGGGCACATGGGCTCGACGCCCTGCCCGTCTTTGCGGGGATGGATGCCGATGGCGAAGCCGTGGGAACACTCGCCGTGACTGTGGTCATTGAGCGAGTCGATGAAGGGTGCGCCTTCGTAGCCTGTGGAAAACTCCCACGTCTCATCTGTACTTGAGTACGTAGGTGAGTTATCTCTTAAGTTAAGTACTTGGTTTGGGGTGCATGGGTGCACCCCCGAAACGGTGATGGATGCACCCCCCAAATCTGCGGGGGGTGCATGGGTGCCCCCCCGAGATTCGGAGTTATCCACAGGCAGGGGGTGCATGGGTGCCCCCCCGAATTTGCGGCCTACGGGGATGTGCCAGACGTTGGGGCGTTTGTTCCGTGAGAATCCCGCAATGAGCGCCTCGTTGCCGCGTTCGATCAGTCCGGCCTCGCTGAGTAGCTTGATGTGGCGCTTAATGGTGTCCACGGAGACGTGGCGCACCTTCGCGAGGTTCCCGCGACTCCCGTAGAACATGTGTCCCTTGTCGACGCCAGCAGTGTCGGCCATGTGCCAGAGCGTCCAGCGGAGCGCGTCAGGTGCCGTTGGGAACGCTTCGTTTGGGAGGCTGACTACCCATGCGTTCGCTGCGTTGCTCAACGTGTGGCCTCCAGACGGTCGAGCGCCCACAGGCTGGCTCCGAGCGCGAGAACGGCGAGCAGCGCGAATCCCTCGCGACCGGTCGCGGCGTAGCCGATCGAGCCCGCGACCATGGTGGCGATTGCGGCGAGCAAGGCGCTACGGTGTCGCCTATGGGACTGTTCTCCAAACGAAGCGCGCCAAACGTCTTTCCGCCACGCCGTATTGCGGTTGCCGGAACCTCGTTTCGACAGCGGGACATCGTGAAAGCGATGGGCGCGAATCCGGTGATCGAGGTTGACCGAGGATCCGAGGTCGTCGCGGCGGTTTTCGAGTTGAAGCCCGACCCGAGGAACCCGCACGACGCTCGCGCCGTCAAGGTGCTTGCCGCCGGTAGGCATGTGGGATTCATTCCTCGCGAGCAAACTGACTGGGCGCACAAGGCGATCGACGCTGGCGGTGCGGGACGCGTGAACGTCGCTGGTCAGTTCGTGGCCTTCGACGGCGACGATGTTGGAATCGTGCTCCCCGCCAAGGGGTGATGGCCGCTTCACGCGAGTTCTCCGATGACGCGGTAGGTCTTACAGGGACTCGATGAGTGGCGGGAACGCGGATCGCCTAGGGTGCCGTCGTTGTTGATCGCCTCGATGCGGCGACGCCTCACGAGGCCCGTGATGAGCCCGCCCGGCGCATGGCCTCGGGCATCCTCAGGGAGGTACGCGCGGAGTTGGCCCGTGTAGAACGTGCCGCCGGTTCGTTTCGTCACGGTCTCGATCGCGGCGAGCCACGCGGCGCGGACGTAGGCGTTTCGGTCCTCGGTGGGATCGGCGGCTGCGGCCTCGGCGTCG